AGCCCGTTATCTGCAAAAGGGTCTGCATCGACGGCCTAAGCTCAGAATCTGTGACTCCTGAAAGCCTAGAAAGTTTTCCGATGTAATCTTCTATAGCTGGTGCCTCAAAGGCTAGTCCTAAATTCTTAACAACCTGAGTCAGACGAGTGACTTCTTTTTGATCTTCTATAAATGCTTTAGCCGCGTTCTTACTAAATTTTAATAATTGAGTCGCGCCAAAGGTCAGCGCAAGTTGTTTGCCTAATCTTTTTACGCTTTTGTCTAAAGTGCTAGTGGCTTTGTCAGCATCCTTGAAAGCCTTCTTACCCTTAAATTCGCTGACAATGTCAGCCCGTAACTCAGCCATTTACTCATTGCCTTTCGCGTTAAACTTAGCGGCGGCCTTTTGTAGCGCCTTAATTACTCCAGCTTTAGCTTTACCTTCATCTTCTTTGTAAGCCTTAAACATGGCTCGGCCTTGCATCTTCCCTGATCCTGTAAGTGTGCCCTGTAGGCGTGGGGTGAACTTTCCTGAGTTGCCTGACTTGCGTCCAGCGGTCTCAAAGATTGCTCCACCGGCGGTCTTATTGTGAATTGATACTGTAGAAATCCAACCTTTACGATTAGGTTTAGTAGGTGTCAATTTATAGCCAACGCCTCGACGAACTAAGCTGGCATCGTATTTAGGGAATTGACCAGGCTCGCTAGTGCCTACCCAGCCCGAAGGCATTGCAGAATTGGCAGGCATATAGCCACGAGCCTTCTTGACCAATGGCTTTAGGAATCCAACCATCTCGTCACGAGTTTCTTTATCTAGATCAGGCGAGAATTGTTTCAGAGCCTTACGAAGCGCACTAGCGCCTTTTAGCTCTGTAGGCATCGCTCTGCTCCTTTGCTCGGTCTTTCAACGCTTTTAGTAACATCTGAAGCATTGACGAATCTAAATCAATTAAAGATTGTGGAGGGATAGCCGTCTCAATGCTCAATCGAGCGATGAGATAGTGGATGCTATCCCTGCCTAGGCCAAAGGGTCAGACTCTGCAACCTCTACACTCTTTAGAGTTTCAAGGAAAGAATCGCCGAATGGCTTGACTGTGGCTCCACTTAACCTAAGGCCTTCCCATGCAAGCCAATAGACATCTGATTGCTTTTCATCATCGCGAAACGCTTTGTGAAATCCCTTTTTAGCATATAGCTCGAACGCGTATTCGAGGCGAGGTGTGATCTCGATCTCAGTAACGCTGTTGTCCGCTAGTGTGACTATTAACTTTGCCATGCTGTGCCCCTTTGTTTAGTTTGTTAGAATGTGCCTGTTGGCGTAACTGCGATAGTACCAGAGACGTTAAAGGAAAGGCTCTGTACACTTAGGTCAGCGACACTTCCGTTGATGTCTGTGGTGTTGTTGATAAGGCAGGTCATTGTGTAAAGAGGGTTGGTCGCTGATACAGCGGTGCCCTTTTCCTGTAGAAGTACTACTGTGACGTTTGTTCCCCATGCAGCTTGCAAAGTAGCAAGTACGTTTGCAGATGCGGTGTCGTTAAGGAAATCGATTGTGACAGATGATGCCTCAAGGCCTTTGACGAACTTATGTCCGCCATCGCCCATTGCTGTTACTTCAAGCTCATCGAAATTGCGGTTTAGTGTTACAGCGGTGACATGATCAGAAAGATCGACAGAGTTAACCTTCACGCCGACCTTGTTGTTTAGAAATACAGCCATGAGATTATTCCTCTTCCTTCTTGATAGTTACTGCCTTAGGTGTTGATGATGCTACCTGCCCGATCTTGATCAGGAAGGCTTCTTGCTCTTTTTCCCACTCGGACATTTTAGCTCCAACTCGTTAGGACTGAGATATTGATGTTACATGTAAGTAGATCACCCGAGACGGCACTCAGGACGGCCGGAGCCGATACCTCTGTGACGTTATAGGTGTATGAGGATGCAGCGAGTAGATTGAACACTCGTACTACATTGTCCTCAATTCCGTTTAGGTTGCCCTCGTTATCGAGCAACGGCACCATGACTGAAATTGTGAAGTTAGCCATTGGTGAGATAGTGCTATGCCATCCATTAGATGGCGAAATGTAAGGATCGCTAGGAGCGATGATCACGCTGTTAGCGATAGGTGTTGCAGGTGGGAATGCGAATACTGAGTACTTAGTATTATCGACTAGAGCTGCTGCAATACCTGCGCGAAGTGTTGATATGGCGGCCATTAGCCCACCATCGATCTCGGATCGAGATAAGGTGCGAGCAGGCCTCGGACTCTCGCGAGGAGTGTGTTACCCATCCGATAAGGGCTTGGCTGATATCCATCGATGGTAACGCCGCCGCTTGATGGGGCTTGGCGAGACTGCCAAATGTCAATGCTTATCATTAAGGCACATTCTTGAATTGCTGGAACTGTTGAATAATCTGTGTAAGTTTCGACTGCCGCGATGCCATAAGGCTCGACTGTGTGACGTGGATTGTCGCTAGTGTGAGCTGTAGTTACGTTAAATGAACGAGTATCGACTTTTGTAATTGTCTTAGTCCCATTGTAGCGACTACCTGCACCTGAGATTGTTACAGATTGTCCAACGTAGAAATACTCGCGGATATCCTGATCAAAATAAAGTGTTCCTACTGTCCCCGTGTTGCCGTGAGCAATGATGTACTGCTGATTTTTCCATAGAAAGGGCAAGAGTACGTTATCTGCGGCGTCGCAGACTTGCTGCAAGACTGCATCAGTATAGAGAGTGCCAACGCCAAGGGCGGTGCGAAGCTCTGCGACTGTTGTCAATGCCATGCTCTTATCCTTTCTAAAGACTCGGAGGGTAGAAGGGCACTACCCTCCGAGCGACTTAGGGTGTTTCTATCAGGTTAGGTTAAACCAGTTTGCGCCAGCCGCTAACTTAGTGGCAAGTGCTCCCTGACCGAATAGCAAGATATCTACTGTTCCGTCAGAGTTGATATTTGTGCGAAGTTGCTGACGTGCGCCCTCGTACCATGTGTAAGCATCTGGATTTACGACAGCCATTGAGTAATCTGCTGTACCGACTCCTCCAGAGCCCTTCATGTAGCGAGATACGCGAAGGTCAAGACCTGCAACGTTACCGCGAAGTGATGTAGGTGTAAGTGCACCACCTGCATTCTGTGGATTTGCAGCGATGTAGATTGGACGTCCGGCATCGTTGTAGCTCATGATGTTAGCCCATTGTTCTGGTGTAACGATCATGTTGCGAGCAAAACCAAGTGATGCTGAATATACTGCTGCTGCGGCAGATGCCACATACTTTAGCAATCCATCAGCAGAGTTGGCCTGTGCTGTAGCGTTAAGTGTTCCGGCGCCTTGGATAGCTGTAGTTACGAATTCTTCAGTATCTTTTGCGTAAGCGTATTCCATCTGGACGAGAAGCTCGTCAAGGAATGCAGGTGTTGAGTTTGTAAGAAGTTCGAGAGTAGTAATTGCGCGACCCTTGAAGGACTTCTTTGTAACTGTGATAAATGATGCTTCGAGTTGTGACTCTGTAACTGGATTGTTCTCATCGATCTGATCGACTAGAGGAACCTCAGTAATTTTTGGAAGCTCAAATGTTTTTCCAAATTCCGGCATTGTTCCACGGCTGACTGAATCAATCATTGGACGATCTGCGTTAGAAAGGAAGTTAAGTAGCTGTGTGCTTTGTGGTGTTGGGATAAATCCTGCACCTGTTGTCTGATCGTTGTCAGCAGCGCGAAGCCATTGACGTGAATCTTCATCACCAAAGAGGTTAGCCTTTAGTGTGTTTTCAAGATAGTTACGCTTTGTAACTTCAATACGAGGTGTTGAGTACACCATCGCTTGTACAGTAGGGCGAGCAGCTTCTACAGCCGCAGCCTCTACTGGTGTTGCTTCGACTGTTGTGTCTTCCACGACTGTCTCGCTTTCTGTAGGTAGGGTTTCTTCTACGGCTTCGGCTGGCGCTTCTTCCGCTGCGATCTCTAATACCTGAGCAGACTTAAAGGCTGGCTCAGTTACTAGAGAAACTTCTTTTAATTTAGCCGCTGTTACGACTGTGTGGCCATCGCGTGATGGCTTAGATGCGATAATCTCTGCACCGATTGATAAGCCAGATACGAGGCCTTCGCTGGCCATGACGAGTGCGTCAGTCCCGGCGCTTGAACGAGAGATCTTAAATGTGGCATAAATACCATCAGCTTTAATGTCGCTAGAAGTCATGCGGCCGATTGGCTTTTTCATGTCATGCTGGCTAAATAGTTTAATCGCTGCGACGTCCTCGATCTCAATAGAGCCGGACTCGAAGGTATAAGCGCCAAGATTGGTCTGACCGATCTCGCCTGTACCTAGTGGCACGATCTTGCCAGAGATCTCGCGGCGATCTTCGCTGCATTCGATACTGGATGCTTCAATGTATAGGGTCTGCATTAGTCATCACTTCCGTTAGGTGTTAAATCTTCCATCTCCATCGCTTGCTCTGTGCTAATAAGTCCTAGAGATAACATCTTCTCAAGTACGAGAAGTCTTTCCATAGGCTCTACACGCAAGAACGAAGCATCAAGATCGAACTTTACATAGTGCCCAGCCGTAGATATATCGTCCATGCTTAGGCGTGTTTCGATTGCAGAAATGTACGGCTGGAACGCTAAGGCCACGAGTTGCTTACGCTCATCGAGAATGTTTGCGTACGTCATCGATGTATTTTGATCGGCTGAAAGGTAGTAGCTAGGCACTCCGCATAGACGGCTTATCTCGGTTGCAAGATTCTGAATCGCTTCGTTATACATCATATCTTTAGGGCTAAATCCAACGGCCTCGTATTGCAGGGTAGAAGTTAAATAAGCGGTCGATCTATTTTGACGCGCTGCTTTCCATGCGGCTAGTAATCCCTGTACTTCGGCAGGTGGTAGATCAGCGCCAGAGTTACGAATGTAACCTGTAGCCATTGGCGTTCCCGCTGCAATAGCGGCGGCCTTTTGTACATCGATTGCACTCTGAATTGTGCGAGATCCTGTGTTTAGAATTCCCTCATTGAACGCCTGGAATGTAACAAGTGAACCAAGTCCTGACATTGGCCGGGGTGATCCATCGACGTAGTACTGAGTGACAAAAGTGTTATGTATATCTAAATCAAAAGTAACGCGGGTGTTAGATACCCACTCAAATGACGCGCCACGTTGATCCTCAGAATAAACTTCGACTATCTCAAGAAAGGCCTGACCATAAAAGAGAAGGCTATCTACTAGCCATGAAAGGGTTACGAATTGTGGCTGTGACTTTGAGAGCTGATGCACCCATCGAGGTGCGGCTATTTTTTCGCCTGTAGCTTGCTTCTTATACTCAAGCGGAATGGTTCCGACTGTGCAAAGTAGATCACGGCATCGCTTGAGAGCTGGAACGCTCATAGCGTCGCGTCGGGATATAACTGGAAAGGTAAAGTTGTAGATCGCGTTAATGCTATCGCCCATAATCTGCGGCGCACGTTGAGCCTCTAGTACTTTTGGCTTACGATCAAATATACCCATAGGTCGCAATTATACACTAGATCTAGATTATTCTGTGTAGATTCGCGCTATCTGTTGAGGCTTTAATAGCATAGAGACCACCATGGCCAAGCCGATCGGTGCAGAGATATCGCCAGCGCTCTTACGCTTTACGATTCGCCATGCTGAATCGTTAACTTTAGCGGCGCAATTGTTCATCTGTTTAATTAGCTCATCTTGCCCGTTATGAACTACTCGACTGTTAACAAGTCCGTCGAGTAAGTCCGAGCAAGCCTGATAAAACTGCTGGCCGGATACATCCTGAGTAATCTGTCCGGCATTGGCAAGGCGCTCAGCGATCGACTGTGTTGCATACTTGTCATAACAGATCATCTTTGGGCGGTACTGATCAGCCCATGCTTTGATCTCTGCCGCTATCTTGAGATCATCTACCGAGACTTGACTTTCCCACGTCTGCAAGATTCCCACTCCGATTCGCCCGTCACCCATAATCTGACCAGCAACGAGGCTCGCATTGCGGCGAGAAGGAGATACATCGAAGCCAAATACTGTATAGCCACCCGGCGGAATTTGGAGTGAGGAGTCGGATGTTGCTTCAAGTACCCCATGAGGCCACGGACTTTGCAAAGAATCAATCCACGAACATAATAATTCCGTGCGTATATCTTCAATCTTATTAGTTGCCACAGCTTCTTCAAGTGATTCCTCCGTTATTGTATAGCCCAGCGCTGGATTGGCCATCGCCCAAGCATTGCGGTCTGTGATCTTGCAATACTGTGGCGCTGAGTATTCGTAGAATCCGAATGACTTAGGCGGTGCCGATAAGGCTCTTTCCCGTAGGTTATTAAGAGTTTCTGAGAAGGCATCCCCGGCATTCGACGTTAAAAGTGTCTGACTGTTAGCCCTTGCACGAGTGGTCGGAATCGCGGCCGTGTACCCGTCCTTACTGATCTCTCGGACTTCATCGATCCATAGAAAGTCTGCAGTACGTCCACGAGATGAGTCACGAGTATCAGATACTAGGTCAAGCGTTGCCCCATTAAGAAGCTCGATGCGCTCGCCACCATTGGCATATCGAATCGCTTGCACTCCAGCCTTTAGATGAGGCGTGTGTTCGATGATCCATGCAATCTCTCGAAAGGTCATAAGAGCTGTGGCTCGGTTGGATGACATAATTAAATGCTTAGTCTCGCCTCCGTAAAACATGCCCCAAATGACTCGCATGCGTCCTAGATGGGACTTGCCATTTTGACGTGCTACGAGTACGAGAGAAGTCTTGCGGACGTACATGCCTTTACTGTCTAGGCGCATCATGTCATCTAATAACCAGCGTTGCCATGGCAATAAAGGCGTGCCTAGATCCTCGGCCATCTTAGCGACTTCATCTGCTCTAGTTTTGCCCTTGAGAAGTGGACTGTGAAGCCTTGCTTTGGTTGCCCCTCGCAGCGGTTGTTTACGAGCTGGCATCACTCACCATCGATCGGGACTGGCCGGGCAGAGAATGGACTGTCTCGGTGAACTTCCGACCTCATCGGGGATATATTGGAAGA